TGGGCCTCGATGACGTCGCCAGCGGTAGGCTCACGCAGGGTGATCTCGGAATACTCGTTTTTCCCGATCCTGATGGGGGTGGTCAGCTTGACGATCTCCTGCATGGGCTAATCCTCCTCGCAGGTGAGGGCGGACATTTTGACGGCCACCTCGCCGCCCTTGGTCTTGAGCGAGGGAGTGTCAGTGACGAAGGCACCCGTCAGGACCCACCGGCTGCCGGTGTCGGTCTCAAAGATCACGGTGGCGTTGTCGATGGCCTGGATTGCGGCCAGGGAGAGGTCCGCCGTGTGGTAGAGGGTGCACTCCAGCTCGGGCGCTTCGGTGGTCTCGGTGAAGCCGTGGACCTTGCCAGCGCCCTTGACCGGTTCGCGGGACACCCCGCCGGGGTTGAGCGTGGCATCGTCGGCGGTCTTGTACTCCACCCCGTCGAAACGGATGATGGCCTTGCCGGTGACCTGGTTCGGATTGGTGGACATGGCTTATTCCTCCTACAGGATGAACTGAATCTGCTCGGCGAAGATGCGGAGCTGGTTGACGATGTTGGGCGGGCTGAGCACGTCGAGACGGTTCTTGTCGTCCGCGTTGCGCTCCACTATCAGGTCCGCCTTGTACTGGTCGAAGTCCTCCACCAGCCCCTTGTCCTCGAGCTCACGGAACAGAGCGAGAAGCTCGGCCCGGACGATGGACGGGGTGACGATGGCCTGACCGGCCCCGAACCGGGTCCCGTCATCGGCCAGCTTGTGGCGCGGGAACTTCTGCGTGATGCGCGCACGGGTGGCGTAACGCAGGTAACTGAGGGTGGCCGGGGTGGTCACGTCCAGGTAGCTCGGGTCGGCCAGGCCGTAGGTGTTGGTCTGGTAGGTGGTCACGGCGCGCTCGATGCGGACCGTGCCGTCCGAGGCCACGCTGTAAGTGGACAGGCCGTCGTGCAGGAGCAGGTTGCGTTCCTCCATGGTCCAACGGTCGCCCTTGGCCGGGGCCAGGACGCCCGGCAGGGCCAGGGTCTGCAGCGGGCGCGCCGGGTCAATGGAAATGGACGCGGAAGCCACGGTCGCGTACACGGCGGCCCACACCCAGGGCGGCGTCGGGGAGCCGTCCGCGGGCATGCAGCTGTTCAGCTGGTTGTTGCGGGAGGAGGACCAGGTGGCCGCGCCGGAGTGGGTTGCGCTCAGGCCGGTGTATGCCTGGCCGTCCTGCATGGACAGCGGCCCCCAGCGCCTCAGCAGCTCGGTTTCCAGGGCGGTCATGTTGCTGGCATCGGTCCAGGCCACGGCCAGCGCGTTCCACCATTCATCGCCAAAGGCGTCGATGGCGTCGGCAACGTCCGGATTGGCCGCGCCCGAGGCCATGGCGGTCACGGTTACGGCCAGCCCGGCGGGCAGGACCTCGCCGGTGTAGTAATTGAAGCGGACGTCGATGTCGTTGCCGCACTCGCCCTTGTGGCGGGCGGTCAGGGTGATGGTGCCCTCGGACGCGGCGGCGGTGACCAGGAGGTCCAGGTCGGCGTTGATGGCAGCGGCCAGGGCCGTGGCCGCCTCGGCGGCGGTGTCGGCGGCCGCGACCGATGCGCGGACGCGGTGGCCGCCGATGTAGCAACTGAGCACCCCGGCGGCTGTGGCCGTGCCTGTCAGGGCGATGGTGCCGGTGGCGGCCACGCCCGCAGCGGCATCCAGGAGCGGGATGCACCAGGTCTCGAGGTATTTGTCGGCGTCCTTGATGGCCTCGAACATCTCGGCGAGCATGGAGCCGCGCCCGAACAGGGACACGGCGTGGTCCGCGCTCAATACCCGGACCGGCTCCTTCTCGGCAGCGGTGCCCGTGGAGAGCATCTGGCCGAGCACCAGGAGCTTGTACTCGATGTCAGGGGTGCCGGTGACGGCATTGGTGTTGTCGAACTCGATGTAAACCAACGGCACCCGGACGGTGCTGGGAATATCGTTGAAGCTGATCGTCATGGGCTAGTCCTCCTTGACGGCCGCTGCGGCCCCTTTCTTGATGGCCGAGGCCGTGGTCGTTTCCACATCGCCGTCCTTGAGGCGACGTCGCCAATAGCTGATATCGGGCACGGCCTGGCCATACACGGGCAGGGGTTTGGCGTCGCGCGGGTCGCGGACCACCCGGCCGTCCTTGGGCTTGAGATAGAGCGTCTTCCTTTCCACGGTCGTTTCCTCCTACGCCCCGTCCTGGGGCAGGCTGACCAGGTCCTCGGCTTCGGGCGCGTCGTCCTCGACCGGGTACCGGGCATCAAAGGTTTCAAAGAGGTCCAGGGTTGCCAGCTCGGCATCGGTGATGGCCTGACCGAGCTGCATCCGTTGCCGCCAGGAGATGGCCCACATGGCCACACCGGCCTTGTCCACCGTGGCGGAGAAAAGATTGTCGCTGCGGACGCCGTCCGGGGTCCCGATGGCCGCCTCCAGGCCCCAGGTGTTGCCGGGCACGATCAGCGCCAGGGCGTTCACCAGGTTAAGGGCGGCTATGTCCCGGAGCACCCCGGCCTTATCCCTGGTCACGACGAACGCGGCCCAGGAGATGGTGGCCTCGTAGCTCCCCGAGCTTTCAGCCAGGTCGTTGAAGCCGAGCACGGCAATGAAGATGGCCGGGGCCTTGGCGGAAATGCGGCGGAGTTCGGCAACATCGAATCGCCCGCCGTGGGGCGCACAGGTAACGGCTTCGGGCGTGGCCGTATCAATTACGGCGGTGATGGCGGTGCGGAGTGCGTCAAGGCTCATTGCAGCCCCCCGAGCTGGCGGTCCAGGAAGTCGTCCACAAGGGCGACCAGGTCGGCCTCGTTTTCGGCCGATATTCCGAGGTAGGGGCGCGCCGGGACGGTGATCCTGCGCCGGGAGCCCATGACGCTCATGTCCAGGCCGTATTGGTGGGCGGGGGCATAGACCAGATTGGAACCCCACTCCACAAAGTCGCCGGTCAGACCAACCACATGGTCGTTGGACTCCAACAGGTCCTGGTTGGACACCAGCAGGCTGTGCCCGCCGTGTCTGGTTTTGGCGTAGCTCTCAGACCAAGGCTCCCAGGGTGTACCGTCAGGTGCGGTCTTCTCGGAATTGATGCGGCGCTGGGTCTGCGAAACCCCGGCCGCGCCCAGCTCGTCCATGAGCGGGCGGGTGTCCATGTTTCCCAGGGCGGCGATCCGGCCGGCCAGGCCGCGCAACGCCTGCAGGTCAACGCGCAGGTCAACGCTCATCGGATGCCCCCATTCCGGCCACGGCCGAACACGCGCGGCGGCCCGCTCACGATGGCGGGGGATGTGGCAGTGCCGCCCGTCGATTCCGGTACCGCGCCCAGAGATATCTCCTTCTTGGCGATCCGCCGGAGCGTGGATCTGGCGTCCTCGTAGCGCCTGCGTATTTCATCGGTGACCAGGGCGTCCGAGGTGCACATGCGATACACGGCGACGTCCACGGCGATCTGCACCAGGCTGGCCGGAACCGGAGACAGCGGCAGGTCGTAGATGGCGGCCAGGTGCAGGTCTATCTCCGCGTCGGCGTCGGTCAGCGCCCGCGCCGTCACATCGGCGTCGGCCTCGCCGTCATTGTCCCGGTCGGCGAGGACCAGGAGAAGGTCCTCGCCGTACCGGTCGATGATGTCCTGAGTGGTGGCGTAGGCCATTACTTATCCTTGGTCGCTTCCCCGGTCTTGGCATCCTCGGCCTCAGCCTTGGGAGTGGCCTTGGGCTTGGGAGTGGCCTTGGGTTTGCCGTCGCCGTCCTCGCCCCCCACCACGACGAGCATGGGCTCGCCCTTGAGGATTTTCAGCTCCTCATCGGTGAAGGTGTCGCCGGGGTAGGTCGTGGGCCCGGCCGGGTGGGCCATGCCGCAACGCCGGAAACCGTCATGCTTGGAGGTAATGGTGATGGTCATCGGTCACCCCCCTATGCGGTTCCGGTGGAGCCGTAGGCCATCTGCCAGAAGGCATAGCCACCGGCGGCGCGGGCTTCGGCACCGAACTTGTAGACGGCGCGGTTGAAGACGTCGTCGGCGGACATTTCGGTCTGCTGCACGAAGACGGGCTTCTTGCGCTCCTGGTAGACGAGAGGCTTCACGGGCTTGGTGGTGTCGAGCAGGAACCAGGCGGTGTCGCTGGTCAGGCGTTCACCCACCACGACCTCGGCCGTGCCCTTGTAGGGGTTGGGCTTGCCGTCTTCCAGCTTGTCCACGGTCATGAGCAGGTTGGCCTCGTCCTCCAGGGCGGGCGGCACAAGCAGCACGTTGGGGACGATGCCCAGCGGGCGTCCCTCGTCGTCCTTGACCTTGCGCATGGCGGTCCGGGCAGCGCCGTAGCTCGCCTTGGCCAGGGCCAGGGTGGAGCAACTCAGCGCCACGGTCCCCTTGTTGCTCACGCTCGACCCGGCCACGACATGGTCGGTATCGAAGAAGTACTGCCCGTCGTAGCACTGGGCGGTGAACCCGTTGTTGACCAGGTCAAAGACGATCTCGTCCGGGAGCTGCTTGGCGGAGTACCCGGCGGACTGCGCCTGGGGACCGTAGATGCCCAGGTTGTCGTCGTCGATGTCGTTCCGGCGCACCTCGACGGTGGCTTCCCAATCATCGTTGGTGACCGTGTACTTGAAGGCGGCCAGGGCCTTGACGACCTTGTCGCCCGCCCACTTGCGCATGCGCGGGAAGGCGGACAGCCAGGAGTAGTCGTTCTGGCTGCTGGACGACGGGATCAGCATGGCAATCTTTTCCCACTTTGCCGGGGCGGCCTCGAAGGCCTTGTTGAAGGTCGCCTTGAGGTTGGTGAAGACGTCGGCGATGACGGTCTTGTTGACCAGCATGCCGCCGATGGCGAACAGGGGCAGCGAGTCCAGGTGCGGGAACGCGCCCCCGGCCATGGCCGAGGCGGATTCGGGCACGGCGGCCACGGTCAGGCAGCCGCCGATAAGCAGCACCCAGGCCAGCATGGAATGGAAATAGCGTTTCATTATTTGTCGCTCCTTTTGGGGTTACAGGACCCAGATGCCGTCGGAGTCCACACCGACAACGATACCGGCGGCGGACCGGGTGCTGGTCCCATCGGTCTTGGCCACGGTCTGGTCGTCCTCGATGTAGCAGGTCTTGCCCAGGCAGGACTGGTCCACGGGGTCGGTGCCGGAGTTGGCGAACTTGAACGCCTTGCCCCGACGGACAAGAATGTTCTTTGCGCCGTTCGCGCCGGAGGAGTTGTCCACCTGCTCCTCGGCACGGCCGAGGTAGGTCAGGGTGGTGGCCGTGCTGCCGCCAGCGGCATAACCGGATGCGTTGGCCACCGCGATGGAGCCACCGTAAATCTTGGTCGAGGCCGCTACCGGGACGGAGAGGAACTCGCCGTCCTTGTGCGGGGTGTTGCGGTCTGCGGAAAGAGCCATGGGTTAGTCCTCCTTCCCGGCGTACTTGGCCAGGTCTTCAGCGGTGTTGCCGAATTGCGCGGCGATGGCTGCCTGCTGAGTGTTCAGGGCCTTGCCGTTGTCGTCGGGGTTTTCCGGCAGCTGCGGGTCAGCGATGACCTGCGGAGCCGACTCGGCGAACTTCTGGAACTGTTCCAGGCCGCCCTCGGTTCGGCAGGAGGCCACGTAGAACTCGCGGGAGGCCGGGGCGATCTTGCCGTCCTTGATGGCCCGGTTGACGGCGGCCTCGATCTTGCCGTCCAGCTCGGCCGCGTCGCGGTCCTTGATTGCGGCCTCGGCCGTGGTGGCCCGGTTGAGGGCCAGGTCGTAGTCGGCACGCGGCACGTAGCGGCTCAGGTCGACCACGTCGCCCTGGGCGCTGTTCGCGGCCCTGCCGTCACCGGCTGCCATGTCTTTCGCCTTGGCGATGGCCATGGCCTCGTCAGCGTCATCACCGAGGCCCAGGGCGGAAAGCAGGCCCGTGGGCAGGCCTCGGTTGGCTGCCGTTGCCAGGTCTCCCTTGAGCTTGGCCACGGCGTCCTGGATTTGCTGCTCGGTGGCCGTTTCCGGGTCCAGACCGAGCAGGCGGCACAATGCCTTTTTCATGGTGTCATCCTCCATGTTTGCCGCCCGCCGGTTAAGGGCCGTCAGGCGAAGGTTGGGTTTGTTGGTCAGACCGGCGGAGTCCAGGACACGGATCGCGCGGTCGGTTTTCGTGAATGAAAATACGGGCGAGAGGAACCGATACTCCCTGCCCCCGATCTGGTTACGGGCGCGCTCGGTCCATTCCACGCGGCCCCAGAGGGAACCGTCCCGGTCTTCCAGCTCCTTGATCCATCCGGCTGCCGGGGCCTCTTCACCGTTGGGCCCTTTCAGCTCGGTGGAGTGCTCGTAATCGATGGGGATATCCACGCCCCCGAAATCGAAATTGTTCAGGACGTGGGCCAGGTCGTTCAAGTCGAACTTCCATTCCCGTCCGTCCCGGCCAACGATGTGGGGGCCAGCTGGAATGAGCTGGACCCATTCGGGCGCGGCGGCGGACAACTCGACGTTGAGGGCAAAAAGAAGGTGGTTCATGGCCGGACCATGGCATGGCCCGGCCGGGCCGTCTTATAACAGGCGTTATTAATTGCCATGGTCGCCTCGCGGGCGCGTGGCCGTGGCAGCCGTCAATCGGGAACGGGAGGCGCTACCAAACCGCGTTCAAAACGGTTCATGAACGCCCTCAGACGCATTTTCTAGAGAAAGTCTGGGAAAGGGGCGCGGGAAGTGGCCGCCGCGCGCGAGGCGCAATTTCCGGGGTGGGTGGATTGACTCGGCATCAAAGAGGGCTTATTGTGGTTTCAGGTTGGTTGCGACACGGTGACATACTCCCGGCCGTAACACGGCGCTTGCGCCGGAGTGCTATGTGGGGTTGCCGGTCTTCCGGAGGGAGGCCCCACCAGCCAGCCATAACCCCCGCTGCCATGCGGGGGTTATTGTTTTTTGGACCGCAGCCGCATTATCTCCATGTCACGTTTGACCTCGTTCGACGACAACCGCCGGAAGCTGGTCATAAAAATGGCCTTGCCCGTCTTGGTGGCCTTGACCGCCGTCACATACCCGTCCTCCTCGAGCACATAGACGATAGACCGTGGCCCGTCCTGGATGGCCTCGCCGCGATCCATGGCCGCCTGGACAAGGGCGTACTCATCGTGGCCGAGCTCCGGGTGCTTCCGACTCTGCTTGCCGAACGTTTCCGGCGAGAGCCGGACGAGGCGGGTCTTGCCGCCGATCCTGGCCGCGTCGGCCTCGGACAGGAAGCCTATGGGGAAGTCGGACCTCGGGGCCGCCGCCCAGGCGTCAAAGGTGGTCGAGGTCAGCTCACTGACGATGGCCGCGCCTTCCGGCCCGGCCGTTGACAGCTTCTGCGCTGCCAGTTCCAGCCCCTTGTTCAACCGCCCAGCCTGGCCGGGGTTGTAGTCCCAGCCCGGATCGATGCCGATGGGCACCTGGTGGACCTCGCCGGTGCGCTTGTTCACCCACTCGCGCGTCCCGAGCTTGGGGGCCTTGGTTCGCACCCCGACGCTGGTTCGCTCGAAGTGGCCCGTGGGCAGCCCGGTCTCCGGGTCAATCACCTGCTCGGGCTCGGGCGCTCGCACGCCGGTTTGTTTCAACCTTTCGGCCTCGGCCCTGGTGACCTGGCGGACACGGCACTTGCAGCCCCACCCGTTGGGCGGCATGTGGGTGGACCAGAACCCGTCGTCCACGGGCAGCAGCAGGCCGTGAAAGGCAACATGCTCGGGGCGGTGCCTCTCAGACGGGCCGAGCTGGTAGAGCAGGAACGGCAGCCCGGCCTTGGTGCGCTGGATGCGCTCCCACTGCCCGGCGCTGCGGGCGGTGCGCATGTTGGTCTCGTAAATGATCTTGAGGCGGCGGGCGGAGCCGAGCTGAACCAGGCGGGTCTCGCCGGTGAGGGGGTCGTCCATTTCCTTGACGCCCCACCAGCCCTTTTTCTGGAGGGTCGGCTTGAGGTCCTTGGCAAAGTCGCGGAAGGTACGCCCCTCGGCCAGGGCGCGGTCCACCTCGGCGCGGATGTCCTTGAGGACGTCCATCTTGGTGGCCTTGGCCACGGTGAAGGCCGTGGCATGCTCCTCCCGCCACACGTCGGTGTGGTCGAAGCTCGGCTTGATCCCCTTGGCCCGGAAGTATTCCAGCGCCTCCTTGGGCGGCCTGATCAGGTGTGCGGGCTTGGCCACGGCTACTCCGCGTCACCCAGGCCACGCGCCCGGTAGCATGCCTCGGCCAGGGATGCGGCAAGCCGGGTCTCGTCCATTTCCCCGATCAGGTTGGGCAACGCGGCCAGAAACTCCTCGTAGGTGTCGCAGCGGTCGGCCAGGGCCAGGACGGGGTTGACCATCGGGGCCAGGGATTCCTCCCAATCCTCCAGGGACTCGGCGGCCAGCCGGTCCATTTCCGCGTCCGCGTCGATGGCGGGCACCTCGGCCCGGTTCGCGGCCCGGTTCATGGCCGGTTCCGGTTCGGCCTGGCCGGGCTCCTGGCCCAGCAGCTCAGCGTCCTCGGCCGGGCTGGAGAAGCCCAACCGCTCCCTGGCCTCGCGCGCCTCGATGCGCACGCCCAGCGGAACCACGCGGCTCAGGACGTCGGCCAGGGCCTTGATGTCCTCAGGCTCCTCCTCGTGAATCTTGACGCGCGGGTAGCGCTCCTGGGGGCCGTAATTGAGATCGACGAAGGGCTTGACCAGGTCCCGGTTGGCGGTGGCGGCCACCTGGCGGCCGTCGTCGTTCTTGATGTCCAGGCGGACGTCGTTGTGCACGTTCGCCTGGGCCTGGGAGCTGCCGTCGTCCGTGGTCATGGTCTGGCCCAGGACGCCCTTGGAAATCTGCCGGTCCAGGTACCCGGCCAGCTTGTGGAACAGCTCCTGCCCGCCCGCCGACTTGGCCGCCTCCTGGAACTCGATGCGCATGGAGTCGGGCAGGATCGCAGCAGCGTCCATGCCGATGTTGGCAACGGCCGCCTTGAGTATCTCTTTATCTCGGTCCGTGGCGTCCGCCCCGTAGCGCCCGAGGCGCAGGGGCATGCCGAACACCTCGGCAAAGGCCATCCAATCGGCCAGGGTGTATGCCTTGCACATCCAGCTCACGGCGGCCAGCCGGGCCAGGCCGGACCGAATGGGCAGCCCCGACTTGAGATGGGGCTTGTGGACGATGAACTTGAACGGCGGAAGCGGGCGTCCCTCGCAGCTCGCCCCCTCGTCCAGGAGGCGCACCTCCCGGCCTGTTTGCCGGTCGAAAATGAAGAAGCGCGGATCGCGCCACAGGTACTCCGAGGGTGTCCACCGGCTGGCGTCCTGCCTCCACATGATCTCCACGGCGGAGTATCCCTTGCCCAGGCCGTCGAGCAGGTCGGTGACCAGGCCGGGGAATTCCGGCCGCTCGACCAGGTCGCGGACGGCGTCGGCGATCTCCATGTCCCGGTCGGAGTCGCTGGCCGGGACCACGGTCGGCTCGATACCGGCCACGGCCCGCTTGCGTGTGGAAAGGACCGAGGCGTAGTGCAGATCGCGCTCCTCCATCTCCTCGGCCAGGACGAGATAGTCACGGGCGTCGCCGTCGGCCGCGTCGCGCATGATCCTGGCGAGGCGCTGCGGGGTCAACCCGTTTGCCATGGACTCGTCGGACCAGGCGTTGCGGATGCCGGTCAGGGACGGGGCCGCATGCTCGCGGCGCAGCTCGGTCAGGTTAATCCGTTCGCCTCGATGGTCGTACAGGGTAACGCTCATATGATACCTCGGCTGAATCCGGCCGTGGCGCGCACGGGCCGGTCGTTGTCGTGATCGGGATCGGCCCCGCGCCTGGATACGCCCTCGTAGGCAAAGACCTCCTGCCCGGAATCGGCGGCGGCCAGGGCGAGGAAACAGGCCCAGGCCCGGTCCGCATGACCGGCGCTGTCCGACTCGGCCACGAAGCGGGGCGCACCCGTGGGCGTGGCCTCGCGCCGCAGCTTGTGCAGGTCGTTCCTGAGCTCCGGGTCGCCGAGCCGGATGCGAAGCAGCTTGTCGTCAAAGGCCTCCTTGCCGATGGTGGCGAGATACAGCTTGGTGGCCGGATTGAAGAGCACGCCCTGGACGCGGACCTGGCCGTGGCGGCGCTTGGCGTCCTCCACGGGCTTTTCACCCATGCCGGTCTGGTCCATGCGGCAGGCCACCACGTGATAGCGGCGGAAGACGTCGTCCAGGAGCGCGTCCTGCTCGGCAAAGGAAATGCGTTTGCGGGCGATCTCCTCGCGCTCCCACAGAACGTCGCCCACCTTCTCCAGGACATAGATGACGAACAGGTCGCCCCGGATGCCGATGTCCACGCCCACGAAACAGGGGCCGCCGGTATAGTTTTCCGGGATGCCCGCCCGCTCATGCTCCACCGAGCCGATAAGGTCGTAGGAGAGCCAGGCGGACGCCTCGTCCAGCCACTTGAGCTCGTACTCCTGCGCCCACCCGTCCGGATCGCCCAGGCCGGAGCGCAGCTCGTCCACGTCTCGCGGCAGCCCGTCGGCCACGGCCTGGTATATGTCCACCATGTGGCGGGACCAGACCGCGCCCAGCTTGGCGTCGGTCATCAGCTCGTAAAACTTGTTGCCCTTGCCGTTGGGCGTGGAGACCACGCGCAGCTTGAGGCCGGGTTTGGAAATGACCGGGAACAGGGCCGACCATATCTTGCGGGAGTCGGCGTGGAAGGCGAACTCGTCCAGAAAGACGTTGGCCGAGAATCCGCGCGCCGTGTCCGGGTTGGCGGGCAGGGCCGTGACCCGGCTGCCGTGCTTGAGGATAACCTCCTGGGCCTTGATGGACGAGCCGTCCTCATAGCGGTACCCCGAGTCCTCCACAAAGGCGTCGAAGCCAGCGCCCATGCCGCGCAGGTGGAGCTTGAGCCCCTCGTCCATGGCCTCCTTGGCCTGGCGCTCGCCACGGCTGAGGATCACCCAGCGGGTGCGTTGCTTGCGGATGTCATGGTCCAGGATGTCCTCGGCGATCTCCAGCGTGGTGGAAAAGGTCTTGCCCGTCTGGCGGGCGAACATGCCCGCCTTGAAGCGGCTGTCGTCGTCTACCCACCGACGCTGGTAAGGGTGAAGGATCCCACTCATGCCTCGCCCCGGTAGATGGCCTTGATGCGCTCGAGCACGGTCTCGGCGGAGACGTTGCCGCCGTTCTCCCTGGCGGCGGTCTCGACGGCCTGGACCATTTGCTCCTGTGCCTCCTGCCTGGCCTTTTCCCTTGCCTCGGCCATCCACTTTTTCTGTGTGACCGTGGCCCGGCCAAGTTCGGCAATGGAGCGGGTGATCCCGGCCATGTTGACCTTGGAAGGGTCAACCTCCATCTCCATGAGGAGCCCGAATAGCTTCTCCTGAGTCAGGCGCATGAGCGCGTCGTTGATGGCGTTGTCGTCGTCCGGGTTGGCCTCGACAATGGCCCGGCTCTGCTCGGTGACCAGCTTGAGCGAGGCCAGGCGCTCCTCGAATTGCTGGCCGTAGCGATGGACGGCGGACTTGGAAATCTCATAGCCGCGTGCCTTGAGCTCCTCGGAAAGGAGCTGGTACCCGCCGAAGCCGTTCTCGGCCAGGGCGCGGTCCAGCCAATCCTTGACCTCCCTGGGCAGCGTGTCGATGGCGGAGCGGCGCGGCATTACCAGTACTTCTCCGGCCGGGCAATGCCGGGTTCGCAGTCCGTGGTGTATTCCGCGAGGTCCACACCGGCCCGGTTGAGTTTGGCGATCCATCGGCCGTCGGGCATTTTGTCCAGGTCGATAAGCTCCCGGTCGGCGAGGTAGTCCAGCTCACGGCGGGTTTCCAATTCCGTGGCGTCCGGGTACACACCCTGAACCGTGGCAAGGGCGATGGAATCATGGCAGCCCATGGGCCGCGCATTGTTCAGCGTTAGGATAAGCATCCAGCGCAGGTGTTCGCGCCGGATACGGTCATGATCAACAGCCACTTCTGCCTCCTTGGTCTAGCTTCTCGGCCAAGGCATCCAGCTTGGCCTCAATCACGGTCTGGTTCCGAATCCAGTCCTCGCGCCGCACATATTGCAGTGGCAATTCGGCACGAAGCTTGAGGATGCTCTTCTCGTTGTCATCCGCCTTGCTAGCCGCGTCCCTCGCGCTGGCCACCACCTGGGCCGTGTTCTGGTCGCGGGTGGAGGTAGTAACCCTCCAGACAGCAAAAACGAAGCCAAAAAAGGAAAGGAGCAAGGTGGTGCCGAGGGCGAGGACCTGCCACAGGGGAATGGTCAACGACGGATTCACGGCGTCACCCCCCCGGCCCATTCGATCCAACCGCGCACCTGTTCCTCCAGCTGCCGGTTGCGGGCCCCGTAGTCGCGGATGTGGGCCAGGATGTCCTCGGGCGTCACCGCTCGTAGTACCCCGGCGTCAGCGGGCGGGGCGGCTCCGGTGGCGTTGTCAGCGCCGGAGGCGGTTCCGGGCACGGGGCCACCACCGTCACCGGCACCGGCTCCAATGGCCTGGTTGTAGAGGCACACCCACTCAGGGCCAAACAGACAATCGCCAGAAACAGCAGTACGGCTCGCATTGGCTATCCTCTCTCGGGTTATGGTGCGGCGCTGGGCCGCAATGGTTTTGACGGCGGACAGGTACTGGCCCTCGACCTTGGCGGTCTTGGCCGCTGCCGCTTCCAAGCGCCTGCGCACCTCGGCCTCGGCCTTGGCCAGGGCCAGGGCATGCGCCCTCTCCAGCTCGGCCACCTCGGCCCGGCGCACCCGGTCGGCGGCGTCAAACCCCTTGTTATAGATGTACCGGACACCCAGGGCGAACAGGATGGCTATCAGCAGCCCCCCGGCCAGGCCGGTCAGGACCTTGGCAAGGGTGTTGCCGGTCAGGGCCGAAATGACGGTTGATGCAATGGCGGATGCACTCACGGGCACACTCCTTCGCCCCACCCGGCGGCCTCGTAGACCGGCTCCAGGGTGAGCAGGATGCGGCGCGGGTAGCCGCGATTTTCGCGGATCGCCCAGGGGGCGCGGCCAGCGTTGACGGTCTCCACATGGCCCCACCAGCGGGACGGGTCGAGACCGGAGGATGAGGCAAGCCTCCGGTCTCGATTGAGCCAGCCCAGGCCGCCGTTGTAGGCGGACAGGGTCATGGCCCAGCGGTCGCAGGGGGTTTTTGCTGAAATTCGATCATGCAGGTGGTGGTCATAGGCGCACAGGGCGCGCAGCGCCCAGCCCGGATTGAACGGGGCGGGCTCTCCCACCTGCGGGGCCACTTCCGGCAGCCAGTTGGCGGTGGCCGGGGTGAACTGCGCCAGCCCGCCAGCATAACGCGACCTGGCGTCAGGGTCCCACAGGGACTCCTGGTGGAGCTGCGCGGCAAAGGTGGCGACCGGCGCGGCCAGCCCCCACTCCACGCGGGCGCAACGGATGAGCGCCGAACGGTATTGGTAGGCCCGTGCCGGTATGCTCTGGGCGTGGGTGAGAGACAGCCAACAAGGCAGGCTGGCCCCGAAGACCAGCAGCGCCAGCCAGAGTTCCAGGTGGCGGCGAAACATTACAACCCCATCCCCACGGCCAGCATGGCGACGGCCACGATCACGGCGCGGCGGGCCTGGGCCAGCACGAAAAGGCGCACCACATTCGGGGCGGCAACCTGTTCGGCAAATTCATGGGGCCTGGCATACGGGAACAGGGCGCGGTCCAGGATGTACCCGGCCACACCGGCCAGGACGACCAGGGCGAGCTTGTAGACGACGACGGGCAGCTGCCGGGGAGCGAGGACGCCCACGGCCACGGCCAGGGCCA